ATGTGTTATCTGAGTTCTGATCAACATCATAAGTTTGCCTTGGAGTGTAAGGACCATGTTTCTTTAGAGCCTTTGTTATCATCAGAGCAGCAAGGAACGCCGGTTTGTTACAGTTATTTTGATAGGAAATTACATCTTTATCCCACACCGGATAGAGCCTATCAGATTCAACTCATTCTCTCTCCCATGCGTTTGGAAGAACTTGAGAATGTGCATCAGGAACATCCATGGTTTGTGCACGCGTTTGATTTGATTAAGGCGCGTGCAAAATACGAACTTTACAAGAATATCTTGAAAGACCCCGATTGTGCAACGGCAGCTTACAATGACTTTACCGAGCAGTTGCATGAATTGCGTGCAGAGACGTCTCAACGTCATAACGTGACCAGAATAATACCAACGGATTTTTAGCATGGTTTATTTTCCTATAGCCGATTACAGACCGGATGTTGCGGTTGTCAACGGCAGTTTTACGGATAGCCTTGTGAATGTTTTACCGGCAGATGGCGGTTACATACCCATGCCTAGTGCAATGGTTGTTTCTAATCCTTTGGAAGAAAAACCTTTGGGTTCAATCGCCTTTAGAAGCGGTAATGGTGTTAAGATAATCGTAGGAGGCAAGCAAAAGCTTTACAGTTATGATAGTCAAACGAAAGGTTGGAAAGACATAAGCCAAAGTGGTGTGACCTATCATGCGCATGAGGATAATCAATGGTCATTTGCTCTGTTTGGTCAAAGAATTATTGCGGTGAATAAAAATGATAAACCACAAGTTTTTAATACCCATAGTTCTGAACGATTTGAAGATTTAGGAGGCAATCCGCCGAAAGCAGGCTTGGTGAAGGTTTGGGGACCTTTTGTTTGTTTGATGCAATTGACAGATCACCCCAATCGCATTCATTGGTCAGGTTTGGATGATGCAACTCACTGGACAGTTAAGCAGAAAGATTGCGATTTTCAAGATTTTCCGGATGGAGAATATGTTCAAGGGGCAACAGAATCCACCAATCCCCTCATTTTTATGCGTTCTGCTATTTATGCTGGAACCTTTGTTGCGGGTTCTAAGATTGTGTTTACATTTCAAAAGATACAAGACAAGCGAGGAGCCCGCAGTGCAGCCTCTATAGCATGTCGAGGGAGTGACGCTTTTTTTGCAGGTGATGGTGGTTTTTATCAGATGAGTTTGGATGGTCAACTTTTACCGATAGGCTTTGAAAAGGTTGATAGAACGGTTTTTAAAACATTTGATAAGTTTGCTCTTGATGAGATGCAAGGAGTTATAGACCCCATTGATAATCGGATTTATTGGTCCTTAAAGAGAGGCAATAACGAGCAAACCACCTTTGTTTATGATTGGGGTTTACAGAAATGGTCGACACTACAGGGAAAGCTTTTCACGTTGTTTCCAGTGTTTACAACAGGTTATACTTTAGAACAGTTAGATGAGATTTCGCTCAATCTTGAGGCATTGCCGGCTTCTTTAGACAGCCCCCGTTGGCAAAGTGGCGCTCCAATGCTTGGTGCTTTTGATGAAAACAATCGGCTTGTTATATTTACAGGAGCCCCGATGGAGGCAACGGTTGTTTCGCAAGAGATGGGGGCACCGGATGGAAGTTTTAACTTTATCACGAAAATGTTTGCTGAAGTTGATACGACAGAAGGTCTTTTAAGTATAGGAGAACGTCGTCTTCGCAATAATCAGACGCCGATCACATGGCATAAGGAGAGGGTGTGTTCGTATGTCACGGGCGCTTATCATGGGCGTTCACGCAATCGTTATCACCGCTTTAAATTGCGCATTCCTAAGAATGAACCTTGGACGATGATTACGGGGTTTAATGTGGATTTACGTCCTTTTGGTAGAGGATAATGGCAAAAGTCTTTTTGACCAGTTCTTGGGATATGGAGCGTATAGCGCCTTATCTTGAAGAAATCATTGCATCTTTTAGAGAGTATGTAGAGCGTTTCAAACATGAAATTACGTTGCAAGAACTCATTGAATCTATTGGCAGTGGTAAGAAACAGTTATGGCTTGTTTTGGATGATGAAGAGCGATTTTTAGCAGCAGTCACGACCCAGATACAACAGACAGTTTTAGGAAAGAAGCGCGCGCTCATTTGTGAATGTAGTGGCAAGGGTGTTCTTGATCAAGTTGACAATTTGCAAGTTGCAGAGGATTGGGCGCGTGAGAATGGGGCTTTTGAAATGGAGATCTTGGGTCGTTTGGGTTGGAAACGTGCATTGGACAAGCAAGGTTACAGCATAGATATGCTTTATTACAGGAAGGAATTATGAAATGGGGAGCAAGACACCAGCAACAACAGAACAAAAGCAGGTACAGACAAGCGCCCCTCCTGCTTGGATGGAGAATGTATTTAAGCGTGGGGGTAGGGATGCGTATCAAATGTATGACACAGGGATTGGGGGGAATGTGTATGGGGGACCTCGTATTGCCCCGTTAAGTGATCAAACGCGCTATGGCATTAGTGGTCTTGGCAGTATTCCTCATCATTATCAAAATCGCTCTTTGATGAATACAATCTACAATCCAACGTCGGCAGCCATGAATCTTAGACATATGGCTTCTGGTGGTGTGGTTGGACAGAATCCGTCTTTTAATGCCGCCCTTCAAAATAGCTTAGACCGTGTAAGAGATACGATTAACAGCTCTTTTGCGGGTGCGGGTCGTTATGGGTCCGGTGCACATGCAGGTGTATTGGCAAATGAACTTGGTGCTTTGTCCACAAGTGCTATGGCAGATCAGTATAATCGTGATGCGGACCGCATGATGCAAGCGAATTCACTGATAGACCAAGCCAATCAAAATCAGTTGGGAGCCTCAAATAACTTCTTACAGGGTTATGGCAATGCCTATTCCAATGCCATACAGGGGGGAGGTGTGCTTGATAATTACAATCAGAGAGTTGTTGATGCCAATCGTGAACGTTGGCTGGAGCAAGACAATAGCGGTTGGAATAAGTTGAATATGCTTATGAACGCCGGTCATGGCTTTGCAAGGAACTACGGTACAACGACGAATAATAATACAGCCTCTATGATGCAAGGCAATAACCCATGGAAAAATGTAGGGGCTATAGGTTCTCTGGCACTTCAGACAGCACCTATGGCTTTTGGTTACATGGCAGGTGGTCCAATGGGAGCAGCGTTGGCAGGAGGAGTATCCAATGCCTTTTTAGATTACATGAATCAAAAGAAAGCTCTGTAGAATAATTAAAGAATAGTTTTGTAGGAGAGTGTGATGGTTGCACCGATAATACCAATGGCTTTAGTAACAGGAGCGAGATTTGCACCGCATATTATGAGATATCTTTATCCCAGAATGGCTCCAAAAGCGGTTACAGGGGCGCAAAGATTTGGACAATTCATGAAAGCAAGTCCAAAGAGCACCATAGCTACTGGAGGGGCAATGACTCTCGCCTCTTTGATGGCACCAGAGGAAGCACATGCTCCAAACAACCCCTATTTACAGAATATGCAGCAGCCATATGGACCATTTATGCCCTATACGGCTCCTAGAACGGAAATGCCTCTTGGTGTAGGAAATCATTCCCCTATGCCAAATGCACTGGAGGACGCTCCACAAGAACTTAAACCTCATGTTAATGAACAAATGCAACCCCAAACGCAACCATTAGCGCCCGCATCCCCAACACCGCCTCCTGAACCGACAGATTTAGATAAATTTTTACAGTCCAATACTTATAAGTTTTTTCAATCAGATGCTTATCAGAAACTCAAAGATCTTTTTGCAGGTATGTCGTCAGCACCCACAGATGGTTCTGGATGGGATGCGCTAGCAAGTGGTGTGAAGCATCTTAATGAAGGAGATAAGCAAAGAGGGCAGGTTAACCAGACTGTCGATTATTTAAAGTCCAAAGGCTATAGTGAAGAAGAAGCGCGGTTCATGGCTGGGAATAAAGATGCATTGAATGCTTTTCTGGTACAAAAAATGAACGGCGGTTATGACACTAAATCTAAAGAAGAATTGGACCGCCTACGAGAAACGATAGAGCTTAAAAATAGAGAAACTATCAGTAATAATACACTCCATGACATTGAACGTTTTATGAACTATATAGAAGAAAATGGTGAATGGGCTACAGGTAATGCGGCTAGTATACAAGCTCAGTTGGGTGTTCCTCAACACCGTGATATGAGTTCACTGCTTGATTCCATTAAAAATCGTATAGGTATTGATCGTTTAGAAACGATGAGACAGTATTCGCGTAATGGCGCCTCAGGTTTTGGGAATCTCACAGAAAGAGAACTTGATATCTTAAAGAGCTATTTAGGAGAGATAAAGTACAACTTGGGTCATAAAGAGCTCTTGTTTAGGTTGAAAAAAATCCATGAAATTTTGGGTAAGATGAAATCAGACGTATTGTCTTTGCTAGAAAACCGTCACGTTGCATTAACGAAAGAGAATGTTGATAAGGTTACATCACAGCAGCATTCTAAAGCTCCACAGCAAGGACATAGTGCAAATGCGCCTGTAGTAAAAAGTGCAGAAGAAATTGAAGCCTTACCGAAAGGGGCAGATTTTATTGTTATTGATGCCGATGGTAAAAGAATGACTATAAGAAAATAGGTTATGTTTCATGTCTGAACTTAAGAATTATGATAAGTCACTTCTTCCTGAATGGGCTAGAAAGTATAAGGTTATTGGTATTGCTGAAGATGTTCAAAAGGAAACAGATTATCCTGAACTTAAGGATTATGATAAATCACGTCTCCCTGAGTGGGCTAGGAAATATAAAGTGATTGGTATTGCTGAGGATATTCCTAATACTCAAGAAACATCTAATGATTTTTCATTTGATGATAAAGATCTTACGTGGTTGGATGCGGTTATGAGACATAGCGCATCTGGTGCAACGGCAGGTTATTTTGACGAAATGAAAGCAGTACGTGAAGCAGGTGTGAGGGATTATTGGAGCGGCGATAAAAAGGCAGAAGAGGTTTATAACAGAAGAGTAGCCAAAGAACGTGCTTACCAAAAAGCTTTGGAAGAGAAACATCCATGGTGGTCTTCTGGTGCTTATATTGCTGGTTCGATTTTACCAACAATAGCATCATTGTGGATCCCTGCTTTAAATTTTTTGCGAGCAGGTTCGACTTTAGGAGGTTTAGGTAGGGGAGCTCTTGTTGGGGCAGGCTCTGGAGCTTTACATGGTTCTGGTGCTGGAGAAGGTTACAATGATACGGTGAATTCGGCGTTAGCTGGTGGTGTTGGTGGGGCAGTTTTGACACCAGCTGCTAGTTTAGCAGGTGCGGGGGTTTCTAAGTTAGGTGGTTTACTTGTAAATGCTTTAAAATCACCTCCACTTGTAAGGAATTATTTTAATCCCGCTCATAAAGAGGTTTCCAATAAGGCTTTGCGAGAAGTTGCCAAGCAACTTTACGATAATAAACCCCAAAAAATTACCGAACGTCTTAGCTCAGAACCTCACGAAGTATTTTTGACAGATATTAATGAAAAACTACGACAGACTTTGTGGAATGCGTCTAAAACAAATGAAGATGTTTATAATCTCTTGAAACAAGCGCATGAGAAAAGATTGGGAGGTTCTGTTCAACGTCTTGATGATATGATGGAGCAGACAATTGTTCCATACCAGCATAGCGATACTTTAAGCAGGACGCTTAAACAGCAAGGGAAAGAAGCGCATGATCATCTTTATGAACAAGCAAGGCAAACGCCGATAGGACGAGAGTATTATCCGGCTCTTAATAAACTTTTTGAAAATAAAGGGTTTCAAAAAGCTATCAAAGAAGCTGTCAATACTTTAGAGGAACACCCCCTCAGTATAAATCCTAGAAGGTTTTATGATAGAAGATTTAGCAGTATAACCTATAAACCTACGATAGAGTTATTAGATCAAACTAAGCAGTCTCTTGATGATTTAATCGAAAAAAGTAAGAAACATGGCGATAACCAAAAGATTTTAGGATACGAAGTCCTCAAACAAAATTTGGTAAAAATAATGGACGAAATTTCTCCTACGTACAAAGCAGCACGCGGTAGTGCAGCAAAATTCAAAAACTTTGCAGATAGCTTTGAGGAAGGTAGACAAGCTCTTGGAACAAAGCTTGAAAAGAGTTTTGAAAGGGATGCAGTTCAGGAAAATCTTTCTAAAGGGAATTGGACAAAACAAAATAATACCTATCAGATGGGCATGAGAGATGCATTAGATGATTTACTCAGAAAAAATGATGACCCTATTAATGAATTTTCTAAACTTTTAAAACAAAATCTTGCATCTGAGAATCTTAAAAGGATGATAGGACCGGAACGGTTTTCTACTTTTAAAAAGGCAGTAGATCAGGAGCAATTCTATTCTGATGCAGCAAAAGAGGGTTTTAGCAAATTTGAAGGCATTCCTAAGATTTCTCTTTTTGATGGAGTTCGTGTACCACATAGTATTCCTGATATACCAGCTCAAGGCTTAAAATTAGCACGAAACATATTTTTTCATCCAAATGCACCAGAGGCGCTACGAGCAAGACAAGAGCTAGAGCGCGGTATAGCGAAGTTGGCAACTTTTGGCGTTAAAGGAATGGAGCGCAATGAAATTGCCAAATTGATTCAAAGTGCTTTGAAGTGGCATAAAGCCGGTGTGCTAACTGATGAAGGCTTGAAGATTGTTTCTAGGGCTATAGCAAAAGGGTTAGGTCCTAGTGCTTCAATAGAGTATGCGAAATGACCCGTTATAGTCCTTCTGTTAATCAAGCGATACGGCAAACAGCAGCGCGTTATGGTTTGCCAGAGAGTTATTTGTACCGTGTTGCGCAAGTGGAAAGTGGAGGCAATCCGAATGCAAGGAATCCCCGCTCTTCTGCTGGTGGTTTGTATCAATTTATCGATAGCACAGCAAAACAATATGGCTTGCAAGACCGTTTTGACCCCATGCAAGCGGCAGATGCCATGGGGCGGTTGACGCTTGATAATCGCAATCATTTAAGCCGTCTGTTGGGGAGAGCGCCTAGTGAAGCGGAATTGTATTTAGCGCATCAACAAGGTGCAGGGGGAGCCGCGCGGCTTCTTCAAAATCCCCATGCCAATGCGGCGCAAATTGTTGGGAGCAATGCGGTTGGCTTGAATGGTGGAAACAACGCTATGCGTGCAAGTGATTTTGTTAACCGTGTATTACAGATGTATGGGGGGCAGCCTTATAGAGCAAGTCCTACAGCGCATGGTGGCATTAGAAATAGAGACAACTTGTTAGAGGTTTTAAGGGCATTATTAGCATCACAAGAAGAGGCTTCGGAAGAAGAAGAGAGTGCTGATGATAATCCTTTGATGACGCAATTTATGCGTGCGTTTTACGGACCGTTTTACAAGATTTAGGATTCACGAAAGATGTCAACGATTTATGATTGGTCGCTTAGAGCGTCGGAGAACACGCGCGCGGATGATTTGGTTGATTGGTCAGAGGGACAGCGCCCTAGCACGATCAATAACAGTGCACGTGCAATGATGCAGCGTGTAAGAGAATATTTATCGGATACGGGCGGTGCGATAGAAAGTACGTTTACGGTTGTTCAGAGCCAAAAAACAACAGCCATTACGCTTCAAACGAAATCACAATTTAGAGAGTACAAGAATGGTATAGTTGTGCGATTTAAAGCAAAGAGCAAGAATGTTGGAGTAACCACGGTAGCTCTCAATAGTCTCTCAACTAAACCTGTTTACAAAGCATCAGGAATAGGCGTTCCGATTTTGTTAGAGGGAGGAGAGCTTCAAAACGGATGCATTTATACTTTAGTGTACGATGAAGAGATCTCTGGTTGGCAGTTGCTTAATCCTACTCCTACACAGTCGCAATTAGGTTTGTCAGGTTCTCCTTATCCGTCAGGTTTTATAGGGACGTTTGCGATGCAAGCCTTACCTATTGGTTGGTTGTTATGTGATGGACAAGCTTATTCGCGGAGCCTTTATAGTAATTTGTTTTCGGCGATAGGGACGATATGGGGGAGCGGGGATGGCTTTAGAACATTCAATGTTCCTGATTTACGGGGCATGTTTTTGCGTGGCTTTGATGGAGGACGTAATGTTGACACGGGACGCATTTTTGCGAGTGTACAGCATGATTTAATTCAATCTCATCAACACGATGGTCATAGGATATCAGTTTCACAGATGGCTGAGGATGAGGCACGTTATTGGCATGGTGATGCAACAGCTTTATGGGGGAGAGCGCTTGACGATGATCAGAAATCGAGAGTGAGTGCAATTACTGGAGTAAAAGAAGAAGATATTGTGACTTATGATACTTTTGCTACGCCTCTTGAGCAACCTCATACCCAACATCTTACGTCGTTAACGGATAGAAAGAGTGAAACGCGTCCGATCAATGTGAGTGTTGTTTTTGCGATAAAAACATGAGGTGATGATGTCGGACATTTATGATTGGTCATTGACGGCATCAGAAAATGCAGGTGCGGATGATTTGATTAATTGGTCAGAGGGACAGGCGCCTCATACAGTGAATAATAGTGCACGTGTAATGATGCAGCGTGTAAGAGAGTATTTATCGGATACGGGCGGTGCGATAGAAAATACGTTTACGGTTGTTCAGAGCCAAAAAACAACAGCCATTACGCTTCAAACGAAATCACAATTTAGAGAGTACAAGAATGATTTAGTTTTGCGTTTTAAGTCGAATGGTTGGAATATTGGCGCGACGACGGTTTCTCTCAATGGTCGACAAAGTAAAGCGGTTTACAAGGCGACAGAAACAGGCATTTCGCCTCTTGTTGGTGGTGAGATACAAAATGAACACATCTATACGTTGGTGTATGATGAAGAGATTTCAGGATGGCAGCTTCTTAATCCTACGATAAGAGAAAAGAGTTCCTTTACGCATTTACCGACTGGTTTTATAGGGATGTTTGCAATGGAAACATTGCCGGATGGTTGGCTGTTATGTGATGGACAAGCTTATTCGCGGAGTCTGTATCGCGATTTGTTTGCAATGATAGGCACAATATGGGGCAGCGGGGATGATGAAACGACGTTTAATGTCCCTGATTTACGGGGCATGTTTTTACGAGGCTTTGATTATTCAGGTTTTGTTGAAGGTGAACGAAGTTTTGCAAGCACACAAGAGTGTTCTTTGAGAGATCATGAACATGGTCTTGGTGTTGTTTCTCCAGCAGAAATCTCCTCTAGGAGTAGGCGTGATCTCTCTTCTGTTAATAATCCGCTTAAGAGGAGTAAGAGGAGTATTATTGATGAGGAATGTTTGGGTTTGAGTGGTGATGCCTTAAAGATGTGTAATATGGAATTTGACAAAATTACACAACCGCCCGTCCCTCCACAAGAATTAGCCCCCTCTGTTACAAACGCGCACCATCCATTTTTCCTCAGATATGGACACGCTATTAGGGTCTATACAATTCCCAAACGTGCAGGAGAAGATCTAGGCATGCATGATCATACTATCATGATGGATAGTTTTGGTGGAGAAGAGACACGCCCGATAAATGTGAGTGTTGTTTATGGGATAAAGACATGAGGAGTTGAAATGTCATTAAAACCGTTTGCGATATCAGAGATTGACGACCCGTCTCAAGTACGGGTCGTTTTGTATTCTGGGGGAGGTTTTGTGCATGCGCCGCTTAATGGCGTTTTTGATTTGTTGAAGGCGTCTTTGAAGTCAGAGCTTGATGGTTCGATAAGAGAGCTAGAAGAGCGGTTAAAAATTTTAAGTAGAGAGCTAGAAGAACTGAAAGAGTGTTCATTGTAAGTATTCATTGAAATTGAGGGAGAGGGAGCATGGTGATTCCGTATCACACGCATGAGTATCGAATACCAACAGCAACGAAAGAGGAGATTATAGATGGGATTTCACAAGACACGGTAGTTGTCCCGAAATTATTAGGAACAGCTTCTCTTTATGCTTATGAAGCTTTTGCGACAGCAGAACAAGGAGCACATGCACAACAATCTTCTGAACGAGCAATTGGACTAGCCAATGGTGCGAAGCAAACGGCTGATGCTGCGAAAAGAGTAGCAGATGATGCCAAGGATTTAGCAGAGGCAGCGTCCAATGCCGCGAGGAGTGCGGTTTCTACAGCGAATGAATCGCATGAAACGGCGGATGAGGCTCTTACCAAAGCGAGTGAAGCAAAAAGCAAAGCGGATAGTGCAGAGAGCACAGCAAATAATGCGCATGAAACGGCATCTGAAGCGAAGAGTGGTTCTGAAGAAGCCAAGCAAATAGCAGGAGAAGCCAAGAAGTTCTCTGAATCTGCTACGACAGCAGCCAATGCCGCCAAGACAACAGCAGAGGAATCGAAAGCCTCCTCAGAAGCGGCCAAGATGAAGTCAGAAGCGGCCGAGAAGTTAGCACGAGAAGCCAAGAGTTTTGCGGAGGACACTAAAGATGCAGCCGATAGAGTGACGACAGCAGTCACGGAAAGCTCTCAAATAGTGACACAAGTTCAAAATACAGTAGAAACAGCTTTGACAGAAGCAAGAGAAGCCAAGGCAACAGCAGAGGATGCAAAAACACTTTCCGAACAAACCAAGAGTGCTTTTGATGATGCCAAGCAGGTGATAGGTGAGGTTAAGAGTGCTTCAGAAACAGCGACAGCGAGTAGTGGTCAAGCCCTCACGACAGCGAAGGAAGCGCAAAGCACAGCTGAGACAGCATCTTCGGTAGCCGGTGATGCAAAAGAAACGGCATTGAGAGCGTTGACAGATGTCAATGACCTTAAACAATCGGTTGAACATGTCAAGAATACAGCTGAGGCAGCCAAAAGGACAGCAGAAGGAGTAGAACAGAAGACTTTAACAGTAGAAACCGTTGCTACACAAGCCAAGACTAAAGCTGGTGAAGCCAAACAATTGATTGAAGAAGTTAAGACGACAGCAGAAACGGCAGAAACGTTAGCGAATAATGCAAGGCAGTTAGCGGATAGAGCAAAAGACACAGCGGTGGAAGCGAAAAATAAAGCAGAGGATGCCCATGTGCTTTCGCAAGAAGCTAAGAGCACAGCAGAAACAGCAGAAGAGAAAGCCGCAAGAGCCGAAAAGAAGGCGGATGATGCGACAATCACAGCTTCTGAAGCGAAGACTATGGCGCAAGAGACAAAACAGGCGTCAGAGACAGCGACAGCAACGGCGCAACAAGCGCAAGAGGATGCAGCAGCAGCCACAAGAGTAGCTAATGAAGCGAAAGCAGCAGCAGAACAGGCGGCGAGTGTTGATAAACAAGCGATGCATTCTGGTGATGAAGTTGTAAAAAACCTAGTGGAAGAAGCCAAAGAAACTTCGAAAGAAGCAAAACAGACAGCGGGTTTTGCAAAACATGAGGCGGATCAAGCACGGAGTAAGGCGGAAAAGGCAGAAAGCATAGCTTATGAAGCCATGAATAAAGCAGGTGAAGCGAAAGAAGCAGCGGATGGAGCAAAGGTTAAGGCGAGTTTAGCAGAGAGTGCGGCAGAAGAAGCAAAGAAGACAGCAGGAACGGCGCGAACAGAAGCGGATGAAGCGAGCGACGAAGCGAGTGCAGCGAAGGATGTAGCTAATAATGCAAAATCTACAGCGGAAAAAGCAAAAGAAACAGCAGAGCAGGCGAAGACGGTAGCCGATGAAGCCAAAACGATTGCTGAAGAAGCGAATAAATCGCTTATTTCGTTTAATTTTTCTGAGACAAGTGCAAAGATTGACCACCTTGAAAATGGCGTTACGTATCTTTACAATGCTTTGAAACTGATGAACTTAAGCGTTGTTGCGCGGTTCTCCCCATTTCTTGTAGCTTCTCAAAGAAAAGTAATAACGGTTAAGAAAGGAACGATATTTCAATTTTCGCATAATGGGAAAGATGATTACGAAAATCTTCGCATGTATCCTTCTTCAGAGGATAAGGAAGTGGATATGGCGCTATTTCTTGAAGCTGGAAAAGACTATTATGTTTACCTTGTTCCTATAGGTGATATCATAAAAACGGTTGTCTCAGATAATGCGACTTATCCTGATGGTTATACAGCAAATAATTCTGTTAAAATAGGAGGCTTTCATACGCTTTGTGCAGATGTTGGTACGATTGATGGTCATCCGTTATCCGGTTATCAAGCAGGAGATATATTGCCGAACTCTGTTTGGTGTTTGAATCACCGCCCACATAGTTCACCTGAAGGAATGGTCTACGACCGTTCACAAGATCTTTGGGTTGATATTTATCTCCAGTCAGGCACTGGTGAAAATACGCGCTCGGCGTATGGTGTTCCTATCACGACGAACCGTACGTATATTGATCATGTATCAGATATGCAGCGTGTTAAGAAGTCCTTATTGAATGATGAGGAATTTGTCTCTGCGATGTATGGAAGTAATGACAAAACAAGTCTTAAAGGTAAGACCCCCCCCTCTCCGAAGACTTCAGGAGGTCACGTTGATACAGCAAATCGTCGTATGATCTCACATATCGGTTGTGAAGATGGTTGCGGATATCTTTGTCAATTTTTATCTGGAGCTTTTGCAATGCAAATACAGTCCAGTTCAACATTGTGGTCAAGTTTTAAGACAGAGATAAATGTTTTGGTAGGTGGAGGAACTTGGCAGGACGATACGAATAGCGGTCCGTTTTTTCGTAATGGTTTGTATTCTCGTACGTCTTCTGATGAAAAACTAGGAGCTCGAGGCTGTAGCCAACCACGGCGTTTTGTTTAGAGGGGGAGGAGATGAGAGAGTATCCAGAGCATTTAAATACGAAGCAAGATTATCTGAATATGCTCGAATTTGATAAGGTTGAAACAGTAAGAAGGCTAGGGCAGCTTTTAAAGACGCGTTTTTATTGGATCTTTGTTAAAGAGCTTGGAGAGGGAGAAGAGGGGATTGATGATGAGAGGCATAAGGTTTGTCTAACAACAACCATGCCGTTTGATTCAAATGGTGATTTTGTAGCAAAGCGTTGTCAGTATGAATTACAGGAAAGCGAATATGCGCCGCTCTTTCAACTTGGCTTTCGTGTTGAGGAGGTTGAGCAATTGATTAAAGAGAATAAGGAATCAATTTGTTCTAAGTAAAACAGGCAGCAGCTTTTATCCAGCCTCACTTTTGTGGGGCTTTTTTTATGGAGAAACAGATGAGAAAGATATCGAAAGAAGGATTAGAACTTATCAAACAATGGGAAGGTTTACGATTGAATGCCTATCAAGATAGAGCGCATGTGTGGACCATTGGTTATGGACACACGAGCAAAGCCGGCAACCCGATTGTCAAAAAAGGGATGTGTATCACACAAGAGCAAGCGGAAAAAATTCTTTGTGAGGACTTAAAGCAATTTGAGAAAGCGGTTGAGAAAGCGGTGCGTGTTTCATTAACGGATGAACAATTCGCGGCGTTAGTGTCTTTTTGCTATAATGTAGGAACAGGAGCCTTTTGTAATTCGAGACTGTTAAAAAAGCTCAATCAAGGTGAATATGAGGCTGTCCCAACAGAATTACAGAAGTGGAACAAAGTAGGAGGAAAACCTCTTCAAGGATTAGCGAATCGTAGAGCCGCCGAATCAGGGCTATGGGCAAAAGGTGCTTATATTTCCTCAAATTATCAAAGAGTAGAAACGAAAGCAGCAACAGGGCTTTTAAAGATAGAAGCGCTCACCCCGATTATAGGTTCCTGTTCAGGTCTAGGAGGCTTGTTAGCGGGTAATGGTCCGGTACAATGGGCTTTAGCAGGCATTATGGTTTTAGCCGCATGTACTGGCATTTTCTTTGTTGCTAAACGCTTTCAGGAGCACCGCCTATGATCTTATGGATGAAAAGAAACTTGATGGTAACAGGTGCGGCTTTAGCCGTTTTTTTTATGGCTTTAGCCAAGGCATTTTACCTTGGCAAGAAAAGCGAACGGCATAAGCAAACGGAGAAAACTTTAAAGACAGCAACAACACGGCTTGAGGTAGAAAATGAAGTTAATCGAAAAAGTGATGCTGGTGTGCGCTCTGAGCTTTCTCGTTGGGTGCGCGGTAAATAGGTCTGTTTCTTGTGTTGGCTGGTTGCCAATTTATCTGGATAATCAGGATGTTGCGGTTATCAGTTCCAGTCTCGCAAGAGATATTTTGAAGCATAACAAGCAGGGAGCGCATTTATGCGGTTGGAAAGATGGTCAAGAAACGAAGCAACAAAGATAAAGATCTCACGGAAAAAGAACAACAGCTGCTTCACGAGATGATTGAGACCTACCAAGGTTTGAAGATGATGTCATGCTTCATGAAGTGGTTAGCATTCATTGTCTTTATGTTTATTATTGATTTTGCCCGTCTCATGGATGCACTCGAGAATATCTTCTCACACCTCAAAAAGTGGATAACCAAGAGTTAGAACATCTTGGACCTCTGGTTTTGCTAAAAAACCTCCCCGAAAAGAACTCTTGATTCGCAATAATTGAGGAAAATCATAAAAAGATTTATTAGAATCAGAAGAAAATATTTCTTCTCTAATAGGACTTTTTATATGGTTACATCTTTTGGTAAAATTTTACGGAAACTTCGGGTTGATCATTCAGAACGCCTCTTAGATATGGCTAAGAAATTAGATATATCTGTAGGATTTTTATCTTCTGTAGAGATTGGCAAAAAATCTGTTCCTATAGGACTGGAGGAAAAGATCATAGAGCTTTATGGTTTAGATAAAGCTATGGCTTCTCTCTTAAAGAAAGAAGCCTATTTTTGTCGAAAAAGCATCATAATAACGCCTTCTACTCCGTTGCAACGTGAAACTGTTGTTGCGTTTATGAGACTTTTAGATGGCTTACATCAAGAAGCGTTAGCAGACTTCAAAGAAACATTAGAAACATTGTGCGAAGCGCGCTTTATAGAGAAATGTTAG